GAAAAAAGTATAAATCTAGAAAAAAATACAGTTGAATTTGTTTGTAAAAACTTCTATAATCTTTTGAGCAGTTTGAGATCGAGACTCGTTTTTTCGAAGAAAATCAAACCGTTGAGTATAAAATTAATAAAAACTATAAACAAAATATTAAGAAAATGACAAATAGCATGTTTGCATCAATAAAGGACTCGTTAGCTAAGCCAGCGCAGTCAAGCAGTACAACTAGCAATATTATGCGGTTGAAAACCGGTAACACATATACAGTTAGGTTGTTACCTTATACACCAGAACCTAGTAAAACGTTCTTTCATTATTTCTCTCATGGTTGGGTAAGTGAAGCTACTGGTCAGTTCCAAAGCTCTATTAGCCCTCAAACTTGGGGTGAACGCGATCCGATCGCAGAAGCGCGTTTTAGGATCATGAGAACAGGTACTGAAGAAGAGAAGGAAAAAGCTAAAGTATTAACTCGTCGAGAGCAATGGTTGATAAATGTTTATGTAGTTAAAGATCCAGAAAATCCTGAAAATGAAGGTAAGGTTAAGATTCTTCGCTTTGGTAAGCAGCTACATAAAATTATTATGGAAGCTATTGAAGGAGATGACGCGGATGAGTTTGGGGAGAAAATATTCTCATACCCTACTGGTTGTAATCTTCGTATTAAAGTTGAAGAGCAAGGAGGTTATCCGAGTTATGTTACTTCACGATTCGCTAGTCCATCTGATATACCTGGTGTTACTGGAGATGCGATAACTGCGGTGTATGATCAAGCTTTTGAGCTTGATAAGGTATACCCTGTTAAGTCTTATGATGAACTTGTAACGATGCTTAATGAGCATTACTATGGTAAAGATGATACAGCAGCACCAGAACCTGTTGGTACGACCACGGCAGCAGTAGATGATGATGACGATGATGATCTGGATTTTGGTGATGTAGGTACTTCATCTAAAGACGAGAGTGTAGATTCCGATAAAGTGAAGGAACTACTTGATACATTGGACTAAAAAAATAATTAAAAATATATTGGGGAGGGTAACCTCCCCTTTACTTAATATTGTGACTCCAGAACAAAAACAACAACTAGACCAAGTACGCGAAAAACAATTACTTCACGCTTTAAATGCTCAAGCTTATAGCCTTAATAAAGGTATTGTACAAAAAACTGCTACTATGGGAGAGGTACATTTAAATAAAGAAATTTATAATAACAACCAACCAGCGCCAGCACCTCCACCACCACCAGCGCCAATCCCGGAACCATTGCCAGCTACTGACCACATAGCTCCGCAACCCGTGCAACAAATCGAACAACAAGATTTATCTCCGTTGATTGACAGAGTTACTAATCTAGAAAAACAAGTGACTAAGTTTGTAAATCTAATTGAACGTAATGTTGCAAAAAACGCAAAAGAGATTACTATAAGAATCAAATTAAACGAAAATAATGATTCTACCGATTCAAAATAGAGATAACTTCATTAAGAGTTTCCTTAATCCTATATCGAGATTAGCTACTAATTGTACTCTTACAGTACAAGATGAGAAATTAGAAGAAATATCTACTGTAGTACATAATAATTCAAATATTTTTCTCAAAGCGAGCTATCAAATAAAAAACAGCTCTTCGGAAGGATGCTTATTATGTTTACCAGATACTGTAAAATTAATTAAGATTTTATCTTGTCTGAATGAAGATGACTTTAATTTAACATATGAAAATAACTGTATTACTTACAACAGTGGTAAGGGTAGTAAATTTAGGTATCATTTATTTGACGACAGCTTGTCATTAAAAAGTCCGTTTGATTTTGATAGAATCAAAAAAATTGAAAATTGGTCTGAATTTACTCTCACGAGAGAAAGTAATAATACTATTCTTAAAGCTTTACCGTTTGTTACTGAAAATAGTAAAATTTACCTCTCTAGTCAAAACAAAGAAGTACACGCAGAACTAACTGATAAAAAACTACAAAACGTTGATAGCTACACTACTACGATTGGAACTAACTTTACAGGGGAATCAATCCCTGGAGAGTTAATCTTAGATGCAGAGCTGTTTAGACTTATATCTACATTGAACTTTGATGAATGTAAAGTATATATAAATAATGAGTTCAAGATGCTCAAGCTAAACATTATAATTGATGGTTGTGACTTAACGTTTGTAAGTACAAGTTTTAAAAGTTAATGAAAAAGAACAAAGTAACAACTTGCGGTTATTTTATTAAACGATTAAGAGATAACGGTTATATAGTAAATAGAATTTTTAGCGAGTATAGTACTTTAGATCCTCGTAGATGGACAGTAATGCTAGAACCGAAAGAGGCAGCATTGTATATTACATGTTACATGAATAAAGATTGGTACGGAGATCTTATGTTCGAATTCAATAACGGTAATCAATTTAAAAATCTACAGCTTAAAACAGATAGTATGGAAGTTATTATAACAAAACTTTTAGAACGAAACATAAGGCCAATTAAGTGAATAAAAAAACCCAAAAAGACTTTGATAGTTTATTAAAATCTAGTATTAGTGCTGCAGAATCTACTGAGAACAACGAGCAAGATTTATCGGTAATGAATGATTACCTTTCTGAATTTCTTAAGAGCTTTGTTTTACTCGGTTATGACACTAGAGGAGAAAGTGTAGTAATTATCGCAGGTAAGACTCCGCAAGATTACGACGCAATTGAAACCTTACTACGACGTGTAGGAAAAATAGATTTTTTTGACACAACACAAGAACAAAAAAACAATCCAGATAGCAATGAGTAAATTAGTTGTAATTGGTAATGGCTATATCGGACAGAAAATTAAAAAGCAATTATCTTCCCGAGTAGATGAGATAGCAGTAGTAAGTGGTTTGAGTTACGAGAATCCAGAAAAGCTGGCACTAGAATTTAACTCTATAGTTGGTAATGAAATTCGATACGCGAACAGCCCTGGTTTCAAAGATCCAGCGGATCGACCGTGGGTTGTTAATTGTGTAGGTTACACTGGTAATCCTAACGTAGACGCGTGCGAGGACGAAAAAGAAAAATGCTGGAAACTTAATGTTACATTTCCTATCTTACTAGCGAATTATTGTTTACAAAATAATATTAAACTCATTACAGTTAGTACAGGTTGTGTATATGACGGTCCGAAAAACTACAATGAAGATGATTGGCCAGACTTTGGATTAGATAGTAAGGATAGTAGTTGGTATAGTCGTGCTAAACATGCAGCAGAACTTAGTCTAAATGCTTTTCCTAATGTGTATACCCTTAGAATACGTATGCCCATATGTAACGACTTTAACGCAAGAAAAAACTACCTGACAAAGGTTCTCAAGTACAACAACTTATTGGAAGAAACTAACTCTAAAACTGTTATTGAAGACCTGATTAATGTTATACATCGGATTACTAATCTAGAAGAGCTACCAGCAGGAGCCTATAATTGTGTAAATCCAAACCCACTTAGTACAAAAGAAGTAACAGAGATTTTAGACAAGGTAGGTATGTGGAATCCGCATTGGAAATTTATAGACTATAAAGAACTTAAAAACCATATTAAGGTAAATAGATCTAATTGTAAGCTTTCTACAGAAAAGAGTAAGCTATACAATATTGAAATGCCTTCTGAAAGAGAGTCTTTAGAGAGAATTTTATTTAATGAAGAATAAGCATATTTTAGTTACCGGTGGTTTAGGTTTTATCGGTAGTCACTTTGTAGAACTATTACACAAAGAATGTGATAACTGCAAAATAACAATTGTTGATAGTTATAATTATAGTGTATCTGAGAGAACAGAGAACTTATTATGGGATCTCTTCTTAGATAAAAAGAATAAACTAGAAATTGAATTTAAACCTATACACGAATTTAATAAAGTCGCTGTATATGATTATGTTATTAATTTTGCAGCTGAATCTCACGTTGATAATAGTATTGAAAACGGTGATCCATTTATTGAATCAAATATAGTTGGGGCTTATCATTTACTTAATCAACTCAGAGAAGGTCAACGATTTATTCAAATAGGTACAGATGAAGTATATGGTAGCGTGGAGCTTGAGAGTTCACCAAGTGAAGATTTTGATAGACTAGAACCATCATCCATCTATTCAGCTACAAAAGCCGCGGCAGATTTAATTACCCTTTCTTATTACCATACATATAAAAGAGATGTTATTGTAACACGATGTACTAATAATTTCGGTCCAAGACAATATCCAGAAAAACTAATACCGGTAGTAGTTAAAAAGGCTCTAGCAGATGAAAAAATACCAGTTTACGGTACTGGTAAAAATATACGACAATGGATTTATGTTAAAGATCATTGTGAGAAGATATTTAACGTCTTAAAGTTTGGAGAGAGTGGTCAAGTTTATAATTTAGCTCCTAATTATAATAATAATGACTACGGTGAAATTAATAATATTAGTCTAGTGAAAGATATTTTAGATATACTTCACAAACCAGAGAGTTTAATTAATTTTGTTGAAGATAGGAAAGGTCATGATTTAAAATATTGTCTACGAGACTCTAATTACAGACGTATAATGGCTGCAAATCATCAACAATTAGTTCTGCCTGGAACGGAGAAAACATTTGCCGATGATTTGAGATACACTATAATGTGGTATCAAGAATATGAAAACTGGTGGGAAAGATAACATAATAATCGACGGCAATAATTTGCTATACCGTATCTTCTGGACTAGTAACTTTAAAATAAATGAATCTGATTCTCCGGGTCAGATTTTTTTATTCTTAAGAGCTTTAAAATCCTATGTAGATAAGTTTCAAGCAAAAAACGTTTATTGTACTTGGGATAAAAAGCTTGATTGGCCATCAACTAATTTCCGTAAAGAAGCTGCAGGAGTAGAATATAAAGCTGGTCGAGATGACGATAAGTTTAAAGATGTATTTGAGTTTTTAGATAAAATTATTGAGACAATCTCCTTATTAGGAGTCAAAAATATTTACCCTAAACGAATGGAAGCTGACGATTTAATGGCTTGGCTTGCTAGAAATCTAGAAGGTAAGAATGTAATTGTTACTACAGATAAAGACCTA